AGACGTTGCGACAATATCGCTTTCATTAGCTATAGCCTGACCGCTAGCATATGCAGCTATACCCGAAGTTGAAATTAACGAAGTGGCTGTTCCAGAAACAGCTAACAGCGAAGTAGCAACTCCAGAAACAGTATTTAGGGACTGCGACTGACCAGAAGCATAAACCGCTATACCAGAAACGTAATTAAGTTGTGTTGTAGTAACATCGCCACCACCACCACCGCCGCCGGTAGTTAGCGTAACTTGCCCACCACCATTGTCTGTTAAAGTTCCGTTGCTAACAACTATTGTTCTTACATTCGCAACGTTAGGATTGTTATCTGCTTCCTTAACAGTTAGTGAAACACCAGAAGCGTAAGCGGCTATACCGGAAACAGCAACAAGATCGCCTTCGTTTGCAATAGCTTGTCCAGAAGCGTAAGTAGCTATGCCGGAACTAGCAATCAAAGAAGTTGCCGTACCAGAGGCTGTCAACAATGCTGTAATATTGCCTTGGTTTGATATCGCTTGACCAGAAGCATAGTTAGCTATGCCGGAAGTTGCAACAATATCGCTTTCGTTGGCAATCGCCTGACCACTTGCGTATGTTGCTACGCCGGAAGCTGTGTTTAAAGATGTTGCCTGACCGGAAGCGTATTGAGCCGTTGCACTTGCTCCACCAGCGCTAGCAAGCTGAGAACCATTAAAGTATAATGTTCCACCAATATTGTATAACGTATCCGTAGTAACGCCGGGAGTATTTCTTGCTATTAAAACACCAGAGTTTCCAACGCTTACACCAGTACTGTAAACAAAAGAATCAAACTGAGAAAATCTACCGTCTTTAACTCCAGTAAAACTTTTTGCAGAATCAAGTACTAATCCTTTAGAAGCTTCTGCCGTACCGTCCGTTGTGACATTGACCTGTCCAGAAGCATAATTTGCAATACCTGAAACAGCAACAAGATCGCTCTCATTTTCAATAGCTTGACCAGAGGCGTAGTTTACCCTACCCTCATTTGTAATTGCTAGTCCAGATGCATACGCAGATATTCCAGACGTTGCAACAATATCGCTTTCATTAGCTATAGCCTGACCAGAAGCGTAAGTAGCAATACCAGAAGTAGCAACCAAAGAGGTAGCAGTACCCGAAACCGCCAAAAGAGATGTTGCTATACCAGAAGCTGTGTTCAGTGCAGTAATGTTGCTTTGATTAGATATAGCTTGTCCAGAAGCGTAATTGACTCTTCCTTCGTTTGTGATAGCCAAACCAGAAGCGTAGGTTACTTCAGCCTCATTTGTTATCGCTAAACCAGAGCTATAAACAGCTACACCGGAAACATAGTTAAGCTGCGCGGTTGTAACATCTCCACCACCGCCACCTACACCGGAAGCATATGCCGCAATCCCAGAAACCGCAACTATATCGCTTTCGTTTGCAATAGCTTGCCCAGATGCATAAGTAGCTATTCCAGAGCTAGAAATCAAAGACGTAGCAGTTCCAGAAGCGGATAGCAGTGCTGTAATATTGCTTTGATTTGATATCGCTTGGCCTGAAGCATAACTAACCCTAGCTGTGTTTGTAGATATATTAGAAGTATTTGTCGCAATGTTAGACTGATTAGAAATTGCCTGACCGCTGGCATAACTGGCAATACCAGAACTAGCGATTAGCGAGGTCGCTGTACCCGAAGCAGAAAGCAAAGCCGTAATATTACCTTGGTTTGATATCGCCTGACCACTAGCATAGGTCGCGACACCAGAAGTATAAGTATCTACACCCCCAATCGTAGAGCCGCTAAACTTTAACGTACCACCTTCATTGTATAACGTATTAGTAGTTACAGAAGGAACATTATTTGCAAGAACGATTCCAGAATTACCAACAACGACACCGCTGGCTTGCATTATAGCGCCATGACCAACAATATCTAATTTATAATCAGGCGTACTTGTACCAATGCCCACCAAGTCATTTGCGGCATCTGTTCTTATGAGATTAAGGTCATTCTGACCCTCAACTTGAAAATCAATATCGTTACCGCCAGTATTGATTATAACTTTATCATTAGAGCCTTCATCCAGCGAAAGGAAGTTCAGGCCGCCAGCATTAAAGTCAATCTGATCCGCTCGCAACCTGATGAAAGTGTTTGAATCTCCATCATGATAAATGTATTGACCAACATTTATATTAGTAAATGTAGGAGTAGTACCCACTGCAACTTTAGAACCATTCCAGTAAAGATCAGTTCCGTCAGCATAAACCTTATTAGAAGTTGATGCTGGAGTAGCGCTGGCTATTTCAATGCCGTTTCCGCTTGCATGAATTCCGTGACCAGAAATTATTCCATCCTTGTCAACAGAAGCTAACACAGCATCAGAACTGTTCTTCCAGCTTGTTAGATTTGAAACCTGAGACGCCGCTGCTTTTACGACAATACCTTCATCATTAGCAGCATTTACACCAACAAAAAGAGTGTCGTCAAGCGTAACATCAGCAGCACCAATAGCCACTCTTTTGGAATCCATGTCACCCTTGATTAAAGTACCATTAGTCGCGGGCGTGGAGTTGCCTATGAAAACAAGGTTGTTAGAAGAATTAGAAGTACCTGCGCCTTCACCTAAGTAAATACACTCAGTACCAGATGAACTTTTACCAGCATTTTTACCTATGCCTATTGATCTGCTTGATCCCGTAGAAGAAGTTCCAGCACCGTGACCTATCCATATAGCGCTTTCTCCCGCTCCATTAAAGCCTGCCTGATAACCTAATGCAACAGCGTAATCTTCGCCTAAAGAATTACCAGCCTGATATCCTACGATAGTACTGTAGCTACCAAGACCATCACCGACTTGATAACCTATACCAACAAAACCTATTTCATAAGCATCTTTAGCCGCTTCATATCCTATGGCAACTGATTCATGTCTCATTTTATTGCCAGCAGAATACCCTAAAGCAACACTGTTATAAACAGAAATAGCGGCATCAGACGCTATAGGTCCAGCCTTTGCTCCAATGTGTACATTGTGTTGACCGGTTTTATTTTTAGTGGAAGCTTCAGCCCCTATTACAACACTATCAGTGGAAGTTGTTATTCCACTACCAGCACCATAACCTATAATAGTATTGTTACTGTTCGCCGCACCAGTTCTATCGCCTATTGTTAAAGATTTATTAGTAATATTTAAATCTACAACACTACTATCAGTAGGAGTGCCGGTAAGATTAACATCTGAAAGCTCTACTAATTTAGCATCTTTTATCACAGTGCCATTGCTAAAAACAAGACCAGAAGCAGGAACTGTGAATTCGTCGCCCGGACTAGCAAAAAAGGCTTTAGCCGCTGGGTACGTTATAAAGACGACACCACTTCCGCCAAGACTTATTTTATTTCCAGAATTAGAACTAGATAAGATAGTAGTTCGTTCTAAATTGTTTGATCCATAAGTACCTATACCTACTTCAAATTTATCGTTTTCTTCTAACGCATAATAGGTTGTATCACCACTGGATAGGATAGCGCTAAATCTTTGAAAACCTGCTGGTGCGCCAGTTAGAGATAGTCCACCAACACCTGTACTGTTTGTGTTTTCCCTAACTCTATCGCCTATTTTTAATGCCATAAAGACATACCTCCGATATAAATGTTAATGTTTTAGTTAGGGTCTGTGATATTTGGAGGCGTTGGTTTTGGAACATTCTCTCTTTCTACTCTAAGCTCATATGCAACCGTATTTTCCATCAAAAAATCTCTTGTTTTTCTATTAGCGAATTGAGATTGGGTTTCAGGATTAGGTATGGTTTCAGGATTTGTATCTGCGTCTATCGGTAAAGACGGATCAAAACTTGGATTTTCAATTTGTGCCTGATAACCATAATTAGCGCACATGGCGGAAATAACCCTGCCTACATCGGCATCGTCTATATTTACTGAGAAAACCGCCATTCCTATCTCCTTGCCTTAAAGTTTATAATCTTATTTACTTGTAAGTCAAAATCTGTCTGCTTATTAAATCTCAAAGCAAAATCAGTCATTTTATTTATTTTTAAACTATAGTCGTGCTGTTTGTTTATATTTAGACCACGTTCTATTAATCTGTTTATAGCTAAAGGAAACGTTAAAACATCTTTATTAAAATGTATAATCACAAGAGCGCCAGCAAATGGATCTGTTCTCACAAAGCCATCATCAGCAACCGATGTTTCCGAAAAAGCAGTAAAACCAAACATAACAACCTCCTTGATTATATACACAAAACATCGTATATAACAAAAAAAAGCCGCCCAAAATTGAGCGACTTTCTTTTTTGCCTGAGCTTCGACTTCTATTAGAAGGAGCCAGCAAGAACTCTACGGTTGTCAAGAACACCGAATCCGATCTCGGCCCATCCGTAGTAACCCTGACGCTGATGGCGATGAAGACCTTCGTCCTCATAGATCTCAACTTGCTTCTTGACAGGCATTACAAAGCTGTCATTAGCAGCTTGATCCAAACCAATAACAAGCTCAACGTCCGAGCTAGCAAGCGAACCACTAAGGTCGCTGGTGAAGTACTTCTGGTACTCCTGACCATCGCCAAACTCAAACACATCGTGAAGGTTTACACCAAACACTCTAGTAAGAGCAGGACCGTCATCGTTAGCGACATAGATTTCTCTACGGCTAACTTCGTCAAGCTGATCTACGCCCCAGTTGCGGATATCTTCGATAGCCTCTGGAGAAAGATAAAGATCGCTCAAACGACCCGGAGCAGTTACGCTGTTACCGCCACCGTTACGGCGCATAACAGTTTTCATCAAGCTAACAAGACGCTTGGTGAATTGACCAGCAGCAGCATCGGCATCGAATACCAAGATGTTACGGTCAACAGCAGCAGCCAGAAGTGTGTGCCAGCCGTCATCGTTAATTTTCTTAACGAATGAAGCCTCAAGCACTTGCATTGCACGACCAACAACATTCCAGTTTGCCTCTCTTGCGTACTTCAGCAAGAAGTCAATTGAACTTGAAATGCCATAGGTGTTGATCATGACGTAATCACCTTCAACGTGACGCTCAGGAATGCGTCCGTTTCCGGGATTTGTGTAGGCGATGTGATCGCCTTCGGTTCCGGGGGCCAGAAGATCCAATGGAAACTCTGGGCTTGCTCCCGGCTCAAGAGGCATTGCCTCGTAGATATTTGTCACGATGTCGCCAAAAAGAACACCCTCTCTAAGTGGTGTCTCAAGAGCTTTAGCGATTTCGCGCTGTGCTTCGATAGCGATAGCTTTATCCGAGCTACCAGATCTTTTTAAAAGACTGATAAACTCTTCTGAAGGTCTTTGTTTAATAGACATAGTAATATTTCTCCTTTATTTATTATTTATTGTTTAATAAGATCAAACACCACCAGATGGTGTCGCGGTATTTGGTAGATCAATGTATACTTTAGCGTATCCATCTTGATCCACACCACTCAAGAATCGTCCAACGACCTTAGCGCTACCGGTATGATCACTACTATCCGCAATAATGTACGAAGTAGAAAGATTACCACTATGTGCTAGGTAAGCCAAGTTGCCAGCGGCAGGACTTGTTCCTTCCAAGTTGTTAGTTACAACAGTTCCCTTTTGGAGCAATGTAACTTTTCCACCCTTTTGAACCTCATCTTTGTGCTGGTTCAGGTGCTGACGAGTAAGGTCAATGTTAACCATATCGTTCAGCAAAAGTCCCACAGGAACTTTACCTGATGCTGTTGCCGCATATGTGACGAGTGCTGCACCTTGGTCCATAGCAGCACCAGAGCCACCAGTACTAAGAGCAACAACACCGCCGCGAGTAGCAGCTTCATTCATAAAGAATGAAATGTCAGTTTGAAGCGTACTTCTGTCAGTTTTAAGAGCCATTATGAATCTCCTTTATAAAATTACTTATTTTTGTTTGGGCAAAGTTTGTAAAACAGAACCAAGCCACTCACTCGCTACGCTGCGAAGAGATTCTGCTGGATCTTCTTGTTCGTCTAGTTCCGCGATAGCAACTTCCTCTACCGGTTCTACTTGCTCAAGAGCTTCTTCGCCAGCTTCAGCGGAATCAAGTTCCTCTTCTGCTTTTGCTTCTTTCTCTTTTTTGATAGCCTCATCTTTTTTGATAGCCTCATCTTTTTTGACGGCTTTCTCTTCTTCTTTATGCTCAGGCGTGTGCTTGCCTCTCATTCTCTTCATGGTTGTCATAGCAGCAACAACCTTATCAAAAGTATCGTCATCAGCGTCTTCAAACTCAGCCAAAGTAGCTTCAGCCTCTTCTGTATCAAGACCAAGATCTTGAAGCTGTGCCTCACGCTTCATTCTAGCTTCTTTCTTTTTCATTTTGCGAAGCTCTTCCATCTTCTCTTTCATATCTTTTTCGCCATTCTTGATGGCTTCAGCCTGCTCTGCAACAACAGCTTCTTTTGCTTCCAAGGCTTCAGCCTGTTCTGCAATAGTAGCTTCAAGCGCTTGAATCTTTGACTCAAATTCTGCTTGTTGCTCTGCGACTACTTTTTCTTTCAAAGCCTCATTAGCAGATTTAGCCTCTGCCAACTCGGTTCGCAAATCGTCGATTTGCTTGTCTAGATCTGACATATCGTTCTCCTTAATTGAAGATATAGTTAAAATTTGTGCCTCAGATTCATCGAAAAATCTATTTCCTTCCAATATTACACTACGAGGATTAGCAGGTTTTGAAACTAAGCCTTTACCAGAGAACGATAAGTTTCTCAGAAGTCTGCCAACTCTGTAGTCTTCGTACTTTCCACTTCCACCATAAGATCTTAGGTGTTTAGTAAGAAAAGCGGAACTTTCTTCTCTGGGTACAACCCTAGTACCGCCATCCTTATCTACTAAAGCGTAATCAAAATTAGGAAATAGACATTCCATAGAAACGAACCATTTGCCTTCTTCGATTTCTGCTAGTATTTTTTGTATTCTTTGTCTTTGATCTACATCGCTCCACTCTTTGTAAATGACAGCGGTAGTCAATATATTAAATTCTGTAGGAGGATTTTCTGTTTCTTCGGCTATTGCGTTGCCCTGAAAGTCAACAACACGATTACCAGTTATATGGCCTATAATATCTTTTTCATTATGCATGAAATTGAAAGGCTTGTCTTCTGGGGTTGTTCTAGCCGCAAATGTTTCTTTTGGATCAAATACATCATCGTTCTTATTCCAGCCTGTGCTAACCAACACGGATTCCAAATAAAACAAATCTATTTGATCTTTATTTTCAGAAGCCTCAGAAGCTATAAGCTTCATGGACTCTTGCTCTTCTGTAGATGGGGTAAAGCACTTTGCAACACCGCAATAGGCTACGCTATTGGTAGATGATAACAGGTCGCCTAGACCATCTTCTATTTCTGCTTTATAAATTTCCATAAAAATACCTCCGAAAACTTATACACAAATTTTTTCAATAATAGAATTTATTGCTAAAAATTCGACATTTCACCAAACGTAGCGGAGTATATAAATCTCATCTCAGAAGTATTAGGATCTCTTTTATTACTCTTTATAAAGTCTTGTTTTTTAGCCTGAGCCAAATCATGAAATGCTTGAGAAGGCTTGCTTTTATTGTCTATTAGCTGTTTTACTACAGCTTCATCAATCTCCATAAATGGCTGCATTCCGGTCAGTATACAAAGCTTCAGATGTTCTAGCTGGTCAACTTCAGCTTTATTTAGACTTCTGACATTCTTTTTATCAAAATGCGCCAAGGCTACGGGAGATACTATTTCAGATATTTTTGCCTGAGCCTCCATAGCCCATAAAGTTTTAGCTGTAGCATCAGAACTTCTTGGCAATACCCTTTTCTCTTTTCGTTTCTGAGTATCTCTGGAAAACTTTGGCCTACCGTTTTCGTTTACAGGTTCTGTGTTTTCATTATCAAGAGGAAGTTTTCTAACTTCTTCTTTTACAGGCTCTTCTACAGAAACTGGAGGAAGCCCTAAGCTCTCAAGATATTCGCCATTATCTAAAACATCTTTTGTCATGGCGATTTTAGCAACGTCCTGCTTATGCTGTGGATTATGGTACGGACTAGCCTTCTTCGGAGCAGCGACATCGTTTGTCCTTTCTCTTTCCTCTCTTCTTACTCTGACTCTTTCAATACTAGGTATTTCTCTGAATCTCTCAAGAAGCGTTTCTTGCGATATAATATCTCTATCCGCAAGGTCCATAAGAAGCTTTTTCTGAGCAGCTTCATCAGAAAGTACAATGGAATCAAAGTGTATCTCGGCAGGAAGTCTGAATCCCATAGCTTTTTGCACCATTTTAATTTCGTGCCTCCAGAACTGAGAAAGAACCTCTCTACCGTATTCTAGTCTTTCGATCAGCGTTTTCAACGACACGTAATTGTTTGTATATCCGCCACTACTGCTAGCGCCAGTCAAAGTCGGAGGAATACCAAGTCCCGCATAGATACTTGTTAAAACAGGCTGATATTTCTCAGAACCCAAGAATCTGTAAACCTGAGATTGACTCTCTGTAAATTTAAGCTCTGGACCCCAAACCAAATCCATCGTACCGCCGCCAACGTTGCTAGCAAGAATATCTCTTAGCTTGTTAATAGCAGCTTTAGTTGGAATAATCTTGTGATCCAAGTCACCAACTGTCCACAATCTAACATTTGATATAGCGCCATCCAGAGCAGCGATATCTGCAAGCTTCATCTTTTCTAGCATGATAATATCGTCAAGGATGGCGTAGATCATTGGGTTTGCCCAAAGTAGCCAATCGTCCTTTTTATAGTAGTACATTTGAACATTATCAGAGTCTAAAGGTATTTTTCTTTCCCCTGTTTGTAGCCTCTTTTGTATATCTAATGGTAAAGTTTTCAATATGGTGTTTGGATTATTGTCAGTCTTAACCAACTGCTCATATGTATTTTTAGATATGTTTAACAAAAATTCTGGCTTGCCAACTATGTAAGATCCATTGTTTTTAATATCAATAGCAAGTGGGTTTAAGAAATCGTAAGACCAAGGTATTTCTCTTTTAAGAAACTTTAGTGGCTCAATTTTTACATCTGCGGCCAATGAGTTTCTAAGATTTCTTTCTTGTTGCTTGTTGATTCTGGCGGTGCGCCTACGTACAACAACATTACCAGTTCTGTAAAGATAGTTTAAAAATCTCTCAGATCTATCTACACCCCCAACCTCTTGCCACCACTTTCTATAAAACTTTTCAATAGTTTTGTTAGGGTGAACGATAGCCAAGCCTTGTGAAGCAAAGTCGCTCATCAAGTCAATAACATTTCTAATGATACCAACCTTGTCATAAGCCTGCATACACTGCTTGATTATTCTTTTCTGACGATTAGAGACAGATTCTCCGGGACGAAAGTTGTCATAGTCAGATCTAAGAAACGAAGTTCTAACCGAGCGATTTGGCTCTATGTCTATATAGCTAGTTCTTCTGCCGTAAGCCAAAGCCTTTTGAACACCATCATAAGCTTCTACATTATCTGAAGTTTGGGCGTAAGCTTCCTGTCTTTGTGAATCGCTGTCCCAAGTGCGATAAAGCGAGTCTTCGTTTGTCATTTGCATTAATCTCCAGACAATAGTATTGTTAATATGATTGATATTATATTATACACAAATTAGTATATATCTTGCACTTTATCTGAAAACCAAGATGGACCATAATACATTTTTTCATTATCGTACTTAGCAGTATTATCTTGCTTTGCAAAACCGCCTATAGCGCCATACTCTATAACATCCTTTTCTATAGACAAAGATCTAGCAGACATATTAGCCATAATCAACGATGAATACCTGTCTTTTCTTAGTCTGCTCTTTTTCCCTGCTGCAACTTTTATCTCAGGAGTATCCCACTTTTCTCTACCTGTAGATGTTTGAGTCATTACAATCATGGATAGCTCATCTTTAAGCTCTTCTATTTCCATAACACAGTCTTCAAGAGTGTCATACTTCCTGTTTGCAATTTTATCGTCTTCAATAGAAAGCCCAATGCTCACTGAATCAAAGAACGGAAATAAAACAATTCTATCTTCAAAATCTTTTCTTAGTCCATGATTTGCTTCTGCTAACCAAGTAGCTTTTGCAAACTGGCACAACTTTAATATGTGTAGACCAGCTTTGTGATCTGTGTCTTTTTCTTTCTCTTCTATAGTTGGATATATAGGAACCTCGCCCTCTCTGATCTTGTCTCTGTCCTGCAAAGCCTCCATGACAGCTATACCACCACCCTGAGCGTCTAGCGCTATCTCAGCGCAAGGAAATACTTTCATGAGGTCACGTATCTTTTTAGCGCAGTATGAGTAGAAGTCGTCTTCATCTACTATTTTAGATTTAAGCTTGTCTTTATGTTGCTTTCTGTTTGTTGTCCAGCAATGCACAATTCTTCTGTGGTCTTCATTTATCTCCATAACAACTATACTGAAGTTATCAATCTCAGAAGCGGGGTCAACTCCAAACACATATTGTTTTTTTGGATTACCTTTTAGCATAGCCTCAAAAGAAACTTCTCCAGAGGGAAAGCTTATAGGCTTTGTAGGAGACGTACAACAAGATTCTATCAAACTTCTCTTAAAGAAACCCTGACTATCCGTAGTAAAGCAGGCGCCATACTCCATATTGAATATACCAGAGTGTATCGTTGCTTTTGCTCTGCCCACCTGACCAGCATCCATAAATCCATCAGGAAGCTTGTCTACAGGTATCCTCATAACAGAGTATTCTCTCCAATCAAAATCTTGAGGAACTTCTCCATTAAACACTTCTTTAAGCTTAGACTCTTCTCCACCGCTGTTTACTATAGCCCTATACCTTTTCCAATAATCAGCAAAATGATTAAAATCATAATAAGCCGTACCAGATAAAATGATTTGGTTTGATTTGTCTTGTGGAGCATTTACATCTGTGTCTAGAGATATGCCAAGTTCTTCCGCCTTCTTTTTCTTTGCTCTTTCTTTTACCTTTTCTATGGGGGATGCAGCCACAGCAGCGAAACCTGCCACAACATTTTCAAATATGTCTCTAGGTATAGACGCAAACTCGTCAGCGATAATATCGTTGGCACGTTGACCCCTGATCTTGCTTCCGTCACCAAGCGGGAGACAGGTTATAGTGCTTTGATTGATATGCATGACACATCTATCAACATCTCTTCTAGGACCGCTATTCGCGCCGCACAGATCCCTTAAAACAGGCGCATTCTTCCATATCGTGTCCATGTACTCAAACAAAACTTTTGATTGACGGAAAGCAGCGCCAACAACAATAATTTTTCTTCTAGGCATGAATAAAGCACGAAGAAGCGGGTAAACAGAAAGTATGAAAGACTTACCCATACCTCTAGTGCCTATAAGCATTGGAAACTTTCTATTCCACATCTCATACAATAATAATGACTGCATAGGAGCTAAGTCAATATTTAAAACATACTTAGAAGCGAAAGAGAAGTATTCAGGACGCATCATTAGCCAAGCTATTCTTTCAATTAGCTGATCCTTGTCTGCGCCCTCCATAATAAAATCCATAGGATTAAACAGAGAGCTTTCATCTACTTCTATGCCTAGCCAAGCGTCTTGTAATTTTTGTTGATTATTTACCATCATCTATTCCGTCAGCAAATCCAAATTGTACCGCTTCGCTCGCAGTAAGATACCAATCTCCATCTTTCATTTTCCTTTTTATGTGCGCTTTAGTTTTTGACACGTTGTGCTTTCTTTCCTTAAAGTATTTACCAGTCTTTTGACATTTTGTAGCAAATATGTCTAGCATCGTCTCTAGATTTTGTTTATCTAGTTCCGCCCATTTTTGAGCGCTTAGATAATCACCACTACAGTCTGTAGAGCCAAAGTGTGCCATAAAATGTGAGTGCGGCGACATCAACCTATTGTCAGCCGCCTGTAGTATTATACCGCTCATGGACTCAGCTTGCCCATAGGCCACAATAGTAACATAGGACTTGCAAGCCTGTATCGCATCGTATATAGCCATACCAGCTTGCCAGCCCCCTCCAATGCTCTGCATATTTATTCTTATCTCGCCACTACTTAAAGAGTCTAAATGTCTTATATTCTTTACAAAGTTTATAGCCATTCGGTAGTCTACACCGGGATCGTCTTCGCCATTGTCTTTGGCTGAATGTAAGTAAATCTCCCTATTTTTAACATCAATTCCGTAGTTATGTATTTCTCCAATACTATCTCTAACGTTTGACATCTTTTTCCTTATGAAATAATTCGTTAAGTCTTTTGAATATACTATTGCATACTACAAAAGCGTTCTGTTTATTTCCACAGAATAGTATCTTTGTGTCATACCATATCTGAAACTCCACAACACACTTTAATAAATACTTTCCAGTTACCTTTACCTTGGGCCTCATCCTCATGGGTACTTTTGAATTTTCTGGATACTTCAAAAGATCATCCATTGAAAACTCACAAATAATAAAAGAGAACGGGTAGTCCTTCATACGCTCCATCTCAGCTTGGAAAGGTTTCTTCTTTCTACCAAGATTCATCGCAATTTCGGAGGTGCAGCCTTTTCTTTCTATGCATACAACGTCTTCAAAATCTTGAAGGGTATAGTCTCCGGTGTTAAGGGTTCCAACTTCCATGCCAGCACACTTATCATACGGAGAGAAGAACCACCCATCCTGTTCTCTTGTGTCTTTTATTACTTTATACTGTGGTATCATTACTTATATTTTAAAACTTTACTATTTTCATTCCAAGTAACTGCGTTCTGAAGTCCAGCCTTGTCCAATTGGATGTATACACTGTTAAATGTTTTGCTATCACAATTTTCAAGCTGCGCAGGGGTATCAGGATTTTGTATTACCTGTGCTACAAAAGATTCATCATCCACACTAGGGGCGGGCTTGGCGACTTCTACAAAAACCTCTTGTGCAAACTCTTTAACCTCTGGCTTTGGAGCGGCAGGAACTTCTGGATCTGTATCTTCGTTTTTAAATTTCTCAAACATGTTTACCTCTTTTTATTAATTAACTGTGTGAAATAGGAGGCGTAGTGTGTCTCCTTGCCTGTTATGGATTTGTGACATGCGCTACAAAGTGTTATACCATTGTCAACATCGTACCTCAAGGAAGATGCTGATGACCACTTCATTATGTGATGAACATTCAATCTTTCGCGTTTCCCCTTCTTTTTACACATTTGACACGTAAATTTGTCCCTTTTTAAGACTGCCAGTCTAAACTCTTTGTAAATCGGGTCGTTGTAGTCTCTCCGCTTCGACATCGCTATCCACCATTCTTTCTACTAGCTGTTGAAATGAAATCTCAGGTTCCCAGCCTAGTACGCGCTTTGCTTTTGCTGGTATTCCCAATAAATAGTCTACTTCTGCTGGACGGTAAAATTCTGGGTCAATAACTACAAATTCGTCCCAGTCGTCAATTCCTATATGTCTGAATGCAATATCTAGAAACTCTCTGACGGAATGAGTCTCGCCCGTAGCGACCACATAATCATTTGGTGTTTCGTGCTGCACCATTTCCCACATACCCCGAACATAGTCCTCTGCATGGCCCCAGTCCCGTTTTGCGTCTAGATTACCCAATCGTAGTGCAGGAAACTCTGCATCCATACCAGAAGCCACAAACTCGCCAATCCACTTGGTAATCTTTCTTGTTACGAACTTTTCGCCCCGTCTTTCGCTTTCATGGTTAAACAAAATCCCACTACAAGCAAAAATCCCATAACTGTCACGATAATTACGTACAAGGTG